CGTTGCTGCTGCTGCTCCAGAAGCTCCAGCTGCTCCAGCTGCTCCAGCTGCTCCAGCTGCTCCAGCTGCTCCAGCCGATCCAGCCGCTCCAGCCGATCAATCTCATAAAGAAGCTCCAGTCGCACCAGCTGCTCCTGCACCTGAAGCGAATGAAGCTACTGAAGATGGTGTTGATGAAGAAATCGACTTGAATGAACTTCTTTCTTCTCTTGAAGAAGGAGAAATTGAAGAGAACGAAGAGTCACCAGAAAATAAGGATGAAGGTAAAGAAAAACCCGATGACGCTAATGAAGGCGTTGTAGCAGAATTGAATGAAGCTTACAAAGTCATTGAATATCTTCGTGCTCAAATAAACGAAATTAATTTATTAAACAGCAAGTTGCTTTATACCAACAAGTTGTTTAACACCTTCAGCTTAACCAAGGAACAAAAAACCAAGGTAGTTGAAACATTCGATTTGGCTAAGTCCATCCGCGAAGTCAAATTGAGTTATGCAATTTTGTCCGAATCATATAGTTCCGGTGGATCAGTTGTCAAGAAAACTAATACAACTGCAAAAACTATCACCGAAGGTTTGGCAAGTAAACCGGTTGCTTCAACAGCCCCTGCAAAGGAAGTTATTGTTGAAAACAGCAACGTGATGGCTTCAAGATTCCAAAAACTCGCCGGAATCAAGAAGTAATTTACCATGGTGAGTAATAGTAAACAAAAAACAACTAATAAACAGAAATATATGAGTGATATTAAAGGTCTATTGACAAACAACATGAATCCACAAGCCAGATTAATGGCTGAAACCCGTGGATTACAAAACAAGTGGGACAAAACAGGTCTTCTTGAAGGATTGGGTGGCGTAGAAAAAGCCAATATGTCCATTCTTTTGGAAAACCAAGCAAAACAACTTCTTGATGAAGCTACCGCAACTGGAACTTCAGCAAACAGTGAACAATGGGCTGGCGTAGCTCTTCCATTGGTTCGCCGTGTATTTGCTGAAATCAGTGCAAAAGAATTCGTTAGTGTTCAACCAATGAATCTTCCAAGCGGTCTTATCTTCTATCTTGATTTCAAATACGGAACCAATGTTCCAAATAGTCAAAACAATGACTATAGCGGTTCATTGTTCGGCGGAACTTTGAATAATAACAAACTTGGATCTACAGACGATGCTGTTAACGGTCTCTATGGAGCTGGTCGTTATGGTTTCACAGCGAAACAAGCTAGTTTGAGTTTGACTGCTTCAGTTGCAAACGCATCTGCAAACGATGTTCAATGGGATTCAAATTATACTTCAAGCACAAAAACATTCACTGGTCAAACACTTACAGTTGACATCGGCGCTAATGCAACAAGTGCAAGTGTTGACTTGAATGCTGTCCGCGCATTCGTATTGAGTGGTTCTGGAATTAGTCCAGCCAACATATTAAACGAATTCACAAAAGTAATTAATACCGGAACATATGCTTCGCCAAACTATAAGATTGTATTCGTTCACACCGGTTCTACTGGCGCTGGTGCAACATTGTACCCAACTACATTGTTCTATGACAAGCAACCAACTGATTCAACCCGTGGTGACTTCGAAGATACATTTACAACAACTGCTACCGGAACTGGTGCAGGAACTGGATTGGTTGACAACATCGGTATTCCAGAAGTTAACTTGGAACTTAAGAGCGAACCTATCGTTGCTAAGACCCGTAAGTTAAAGGCGGTCTGGACCCCAGAATTGGCTCAAGACTTGAATGCTTACCACAGCATTGATGCTGAAGCCGAATTGACCGCTCTTTTGAGTGAATATGTATCCATGGAAATCGATCTTGAAATCATGGACATGTTGATTAATTCTGCTCCAGGCGCAACAACCGAAGCTTGGTCTGCTGCTATCGGAACCGAATTCGTAGGTAAGACTGTAAACAGCAATGGTTCAGTCACCTTCAATCGCACTACCGATGCCACAAACCGCACTGCTTACGTAAAGAGCACCTGGTTCCAAACACTTGGTAACAAGATTCAACGTGTATCTAACAAGATTCATCAATTGACTCTCCGTGGTGGTGCTAACTTCTTGGTTTGCTCACCAGACGTAGCAACCATCTTGGAATCAATCCCAGGATACGTTGTTAACACCGATGGTGATTCTGCTAAGTTCGCAATGGGTGTAAGCCGTGTTGGTAGCTTCGCAAGTCGCTTCCAAGTATACAAGAATCCATATATGACTGAAAACACCATCTTGGTTGGTTTCCGTGGAAATAACTTCCTCGAAACCGGTGCTGTATACGCTCCATATATTCCATTGGTGCAAACCCCATTGGTATACGATCCAGTCAACTTCACTCCACGCCGTGGTGTGATGACTCGTTATGCCAAGAAAGTAGTTCGCCCAGAATTCTATGGCAAGATAATTGTTGCTGACTTAGACCAAGTCTAATTCAAAATAATATTGTCTAATCAACAACCCTCACAGTAAAATGTGAGGGTTTTTTTATTGCATTTATAAAAAGTGCAATAACTGTAAAATATCATTAATGAAAGGTAAAATTATAACATATTTATATGTTATATGAAATTGAAAGAAATTCTAAACGAATTACAAAATCCATTAACTCCGATGAAGTTGGTTTCTGATGTGAAGGTATCAGAAAATTTAAAATATCATTTGGACCACAATCTTTCTCTTGAAGAAAATATATTCAGAACATATAGTCAATCATATTTTGATTTAATAAAAGAAGTAAGAGAATTATATAATAACGATTCGATTGAATTGAATGACGATGATGTAGATTTGATTGAAAGTGATTTGGGAGAAATTGCTATATTTGAAGGTAGAGAAGTTTATTTGGATGCTCCAATTGAAGAGGAAGTTGATGAAGAATTGATAAATGAAGTAAAACATAAAGGTAGAACTGTTCGTCTCAATCGACCATTTAGAACCCCAGGCGGACCAAAAAAATTTGCAGTATATGTAAAGAGTAAAGGCGGAAGAATTAAAAAAGTAACATTTGGAGATCCTAAAATGAGAATACGTGCAAGTAGTGCTGCACGTAGAAAAAGTTTTAGAGCAAGACATAGATGTGCTCAAAAGAAAGACAGAACAACAGCCGGATATTGGAGTTGCCGAAGTCATCGTATACGTAGTTTGGGCAACAAAGGACGTGGCAAATACTGGTAAAATTTATGACTAAATTAGAAGAACCAGTTGTAAAATTAACCAATTCTGCGTTAATAGAAGTAAATAATCTGATTACAAATACAGAGGATTATAAAAACAAAAGTTTGAGAATATTTGTAGAATCAGGTGGATGTAGTGGTTTACAGTATGGCATGACATTTGATGAAATCAGAGACGATGATTTGGTGTATGAATATGAAAGTGTGAGTGTAGTTATAGATAATTTTAGTGCAAATTATATTAAAGATGCTGAACTAGATTATTCTTATGAATTAATGGGCGGAGGTTTTAAATTTAATAATCCAAACGCAGCAAGCACTTGCGGTTGTGGTAAAAGTTTCAATTAAATTTTTAAAATTATGGTGAAATTTAAAGATCCTACTAAAACAAGTTATTGTAGAATTGGTAAAGTATAATTTAAAAAAGACATACAATTAGTTATGAAAAATACAAAAGCATTTACTTTGATTGAATTACTAGTAGTTATAGCTATAATTGCAATATTAGCCGGTCTTTTATTACCATCGTTGAGTAAAGCAAAAAGTAAAGCGCTTCAAATACAATGTTTAAACAATTCTAGGCAATTGGGTCTTTCAGCTGAACAATATAAGTTAGATTATAATGACATATATCCACCACGTAGTTTGACAAATCAGTGGCCATTAGCATTAAAACCATATTATGAGAATGTTGGTGTATTAAGATGTCCTGTCGATAAATTTACAAATAATCTAGTTGAAACAAACATTAACAAAGCAAATCGTAGTTTTATAATCAATGGATTTAATGATTATTACTATGAATATTTTGACGCGGATTGGGACATTTTAGAAGAACCATTGAAGTCTA